CAAGTTTTATTTCAAGACCCTCGCCCCTCTATCAACTATCCTTTTTGGGAAAAGATTTATGCGGTATCGCCGAGAGTAGGACTTACACTCATTCATCCAAACTATGTTTGGCATGAAACTAATCCATGGCTAGGAAAAGGTACAAGGGTATGCATTGTTGTTAATTTTAGAGTTATGTCGCATGGATATAACGAATTGTCAATACCACTTAGGGGATAATATAATATGGCACAGTTTAAATTTTATTTAGAGAGAGCTGCTACAGAAGATCGGCCTGCAGAAAAAGATGTTTTAACTTATGATAACATGACCTCTCAAATGTGGATGCAAAATGGTGATATCTGTTTACCTCAAGATTTGTTTAATGATTGGGATGAGCTTGAAGCATGGAAGATGAATGCTGGTAAAGGAAACCTAAAGAAAATAAAAATCAACTTGGGATTAAAATGTAATTACTCTTGTGATTATTGTTCACAGAGATTTGTTCCAAGAAATAAAGACGATCATTTGGACACATCAGATTTTTATAGTATATCTGATGCAGAGATCGAAGAATATGTTAACAAGTTTGACAGCATAAGCATAGATAAAGAACCCCACTTTGAGTTATGGGGTGGTGAACCATTTTTATATTGGAAAACAATGAAACCTTTAATTGAAAGGTTACATGAAAAATGGCCAGAATCTACTTATAGTGTTATTACTAATGGTTCAATGTTTACAGATGAAATTATAGATTTCATTGTTAAACATAATATACAAATTTCTGTTTCACATGATGGGCCAGGACAACCAACTAGAGGGCCTGATCCATTTGATGATCCAGAAAAAGCAAAGATGATTCAGAAACTAAAAAACAAATTAGCACCTAATGGTAAGATGTCTTTTAATTCTATGATTCATAAAGACAATCCAAGTAGGGCTGAAGTTCAAAGATATTTTCGCAACAAAGTAGGAAATATGCCTATTGGAGAAGGTGGTACAGTAGATGCATATGATGAAGGTGGATTAAATAATTCTTGGCGTACCGAAGAAGAACATTTAGAGTATAGAAGAAATGCTTTTTCAGAAATTGTTACAGGAAAAGCACCAAACTTTATTATCATAAGACAAAAGATTGATAATTGGGTTAAATCACTAAGAGGACAAAGACCTGCTGAAGCATTAAATCAAAAGTGTGGTATGGATGATCCTCAAACTATGGCAGTTGATATGAATGGTAATATAACAACTTGTCAAAATGTTACAGCATCATCAACCAATAGTGCTGGAATAAGTCATAAGATTGGAAATCTTGATGAAGGGGATGAAGGTCTTTCAAAAATCAAGATCAATCCAGGCACACATTGGTCTGATAGAAAAGAATGTGGTGATTGTCCTGTATTACAATTATGTCATGGGTCTTGTTTATTTCTTGCACCCGATTCAGAGTATTGGGATATATCTTGTAACAATGCTTTTAGTGATAATGTAGTTTGGTTAGCAGCTGCATTATATGAGTTGTCAAATGGAATGGTACTTTATAAAATCGAAGGCCCACAAAGGGAATCTAGACAAGATATATTTGGATTTGAGGCGATAGAAAATGCAAGTAACAATAACTAAAAAAGATTCTTTCAAATCTTGGATTGAAAAAACAAATTTAATCTCTGAAAATATTGGGGATTTAGATGATTTGAATACTACAAATAAAAGTAATATTGTTAATCCAATCAATGAAACATTAGGAACACTTCAAGGTGAATTGCAAAATGTTGTAGAAGATACTAACCCTGCTTTGGGTGGCCATTTAGACTTGAATAGTTTTAAGATTACTGGGAATGGCAATATATCTATTATTGGTACAATGGATGTTACAAGTATTGTTGGTTCAACATTAGGATTCACTCAACTGTTGACAGACGAATCTGATAAAATAGCAACAACAGCATATACAGGTGCAAAGGTAAGTGCTGTCGCTCCATCCGTTACATTTTCGGGTGATATATCAGGTGCTCCGCTTAGTAATCAAATTGAACCAAATGTAGTTGGTTTAACTGAATTAGATACAACCTTTTTTGATTCAGGTGGTCTTTTATTTGTCTCAACTCAAGGTAATGGGCAATTAAAGTTTATAAATACAGATAGTGTAGGTGCGATTGGTGGCGGTGATATCTCTGGTTCTATTGACTACCTAGAGATTAATCAAGGAGTAATAAACGTCGCTGAACTTGATTTAGCAGATAGTTCAGTAGGACATATTGCGACTACGGATGGTGTGGGTGTAATTAATTTTAGACCTTCCGTGATAATTGATACGTTAACGCCCAATATCGGAGATCACACGTTTTTAGTTAATTATAATATTGGTAAAATAGTGGTTTATATGAACGGCATTAAGTTGGTTAATGGGGTTGATTTTACAGCAACCAATGGAACTCAGGTAGTGCTAACGCCTGCGGTTTCAACAAATAATACGACTCTTGAGTTTCAAAGATATTGTGTTTAAGTATTAAGGAATGAGTAGTCAAATAAATCTAATAATAACTTTATAGAAATAAGGAAACACGCCAAATGGGTACAAACACATTTAAAAATGCACAAGCAGCATCTGTTACAAGTGTTACAACGGTTTATGCAGCTCCCGCTGGTAAATCATCAATCGTATTGGAATTGGACGTAGCTAATACATCTGGCAGTACAGCATCTATTGACGTAATAGTTATAGATAGTTCTGGTGGAACATCTGCATATCTTGTTAAAGGTACAAACGTATTAGCTGGTTCATCTATGAAAATAGTATCTGGACAAAAAATTGTTTTGGATGGTAGTGATTCAATTACGGTTACATCTGACCAAACAGTAGATGTTATGTGTTCAGTTCTTGAAGATGTTAATTAATACAATTCAGTAATTTAAATTTACATAATACTTTCATAGAAAAGGAAAATAAATATGTCATCAACAACAGATTTTATGGGAACGCAACCATCTGGTGTGAGGAGCATGATCGTTACACCTACAGCGAACCAGACGGTATTTAGTATAACATATACACCCAATAGGTTGTTCGTGTTTCTCAATGGTATTAAGTTAATAAGTGGTACAGATTATACTGCAACAAACGGAACGAGCGTTACTTTTACTACTGGTGTGCAAACATCAGATAGAGTTGAATTTAATTGTTTCGATCTATGGGATGCTGACGTATAATCAATTATATATTAACTAACACATCAACAACATTACAATAGGGGAAACGACGAATGGCTGCAATATCTGAATCACTAAGGATGATAGCCGGTGAGCAAAAACCAAGTAATTTGACTTTCTCACGGGCATCACAAGGTACAAGAGTAAATAAAATTGGACACATTGAAACCATGGCAACGGATGAAGTTCGTATGGACTATTATCCTTCTATGTCTTTGGTTGGTGTTCGCAGAGGTTATTTGTTAGAAGAAGCTTCTACAAATATGCTTTTACAATCATCAGATTTTTCTACAACATGGGCAGTTGATACAGCTGCTACCTTAACAAACTTAGGTGGTATGTCTGCAAATGGTACAGATTTCATGTCGCCTGACGGTTTGAAAACTGGTGATTATCTTAACGCTGCTTCAACTGGTACTGGTATCGTAGCAGCAAGACAAACAGGATTGACTTTTACAAACGGAACAAAATATACAGTTTCAGTTTGGGCTAGAAAATCATTAGGTTATGATTATCTTGAAATATCTAATCTTGATAATGATGCCGCTGGACGTACATTCGCAAAAACATTTAATCTTTCTACTGGTGCGGTTGGAACAGCTGGTAACGGTGCAGATGCTTCTGGAATGGACGAATATTCTGGTGGATGGTATCGCTGTTGGGTAACTTTTACTGCTGATGCTTCTTCAGCTGGTGAAATTTATTTCAAAGCAAGAAATGATGATGATATTTCTACGACTTCAGCACATACTGCTGGTAATAAGATTCATCTTTGGGGTGCTCAATGTGAAGCACTTGCATACATGACTTCTTATGTTCCAACAACTACATCTACAGTTGCAAGAGCTGCTGACGTTGCTTTGATTTCTGCTACGGATGATGCATGGAACTGGAACGCTGGTGTTTCTATGTGGTGTGATTATGTTCCTTTGAACACTACTGAAACAGTAACACCGATTTTTCATTACGCTGATTCTACTAATGCAAACTACATGACATTGTTGAGTGATGGTAAAGTTAGAGTTGTATCTAACTCCGAATCTCAATTAGCAAGTGATCCTTTTGATGCTGGTATTGGTTTAGTATCAAAGACACAATATCGTGGTTTGATGTCAATGAAGATTAATCATTTCCATTATTCATCTAATGGTGTTTTGTCTGCAAATCTTCCAGATACATCAATTACAGTACCTTTGAAAACTGGTAGTTCTAATTATTCTGCTAAGTTCTTTCATGGTACAGGATATGCTAACTCAGGTAGTGGTTGGTTGAAGGGTTTTGAGATTTATCCTCAAGCACTTGCTACAATCGATATGCAAAATCGTTCTATTGAAGTTAATACTGATCTTTCTACAATTCAGATTTCTTCATCTGGTACGGTTTCAGATAATACTGTTAGTGAATCTAAGTTAATGGCTGGTTCAGTTACAGAAACTAAGATTGGTGCTAGTGCGGTAACGGAAGGTAAACTTGCTGATGGAGCAGTTACTGGAAATAAATTAGGTAATGACTCTATTGCACAAAACCATATCCAAGATAATGCAATTCAAAACGAACACATCTTAGATAATGCAATTACATCTAGTAAGATTGCCTTTGATGTTATCGTTGCTGATGATATTGCTAATAATGCAATTACAGTTGCAGAATTGAGTAATGATGCAGTTGAAACTGCTAAGATCAAAGACTTGAATGTTACAAGAGCAAAACTTGCTAATGATGTTATTGATGGAACTAAAATTGCTGATGATGCAGTTGATAGTGAACATTTAGCTGCTGGTGGTATCGACGCTGAACATATAGCTAACGACGCTGTTGATTCTCAACATTATGCTGATGGTTCTATCGACACAGCTCACATTGGCGATCTTCAAGTTACAGTTGACAAGGTTGGAAGTAATGCAATCACAACTGCTAAGATTGTTGACTTGAATGTTACAAATGCTAAGTTGGCTGCTGATTCAGTAACAACTGCTAAGATAGTAGATGGTAATATTACATCAGCTAAGATTGCTGCTGGACAGATCAATGCTTCTCATATTGCTGATGGTACTGTTGTTGAAGCAGAACTTGCTGACAATTCAGTAACCGCTAACAAACTTGCTGATGATTCAGTTGATACAGCTGCAATCGTTGATGCGAATGTTACGGAAGCAAAAATTGCTGATGGTGCAGTTACAAATGCTAAGTTGGGTGCAAACTCAATTACATCTGATAAGATCGCACTTGACATTATCGTTGCTGAAGACTTAGCAGCTAATAGTGTTACATTTGCAGAGATTCAAGATGGTGCAGTAAGACTTGCTAAGATTCAAGATGGTGCTGTTGATGGTACTAAGATTGAATTGACAGGTAATGCACATGGCGACATTATGTACTATGATGGAACTGATTGGGTAAGACTCGAAGCTGTAGAAAGTTGTTATTTACAGTCTAACGGTGCTGGTGCAGCTCCTTCATGGGTAAGTAGTTCTACTTTAGCAATCGCTCTAGGTTAATTTTTTCTTAAAGGAGTATAAACAATGCCAATGAATAGAAATGATTATTTGTTATTATCAACTCAAGGTGAGAAATATGCAAAAGAAAAGTTAACTTTTTTAACAGCTGAAGATAACTTTACTGGTGAATTGATTTGGGAAAAATCAACTATTGAATATAGTTGGAATCCCTTTGGTAAATTAATTAAAAAACCGGCTAGGATACTCCCCAATGGGAGTATCCTTGAGCATAAAAAACATTACCATGGCTGGTTTGGTATGTTAAATTGCACAGATGAATTTTATGAAAAACATAAAGAAGTCCTTGACGAATTCATTACTACTGATAAATTTTTTAGTAGAAAATGGTTGCCAAAGACTTTATAAATAATTCAAAAATCTAACAGATTGTAATTTTTTGTTATGACAATAAAGATAAAAATAAAAAGAAGCGAATCTGCCAATTCCGTTCCTACTACTAGCGAATTAGAAGTAGGTGAAATCTGCATGAATGTCGCAGATCAAAAAATCTATACTAGGAAGTCAGATGATTCAATCGTTACGATTTCTGAAACAAACACAGGTAAGCCTTCTTTAGAATTGACATCTACGGATGCTGGTTCTACGGAAGGCCCAACCTTAAATTTATATAGAAATTCTTTTTCTCCATTTGACTCTGATGCTATCGGGAATATAAGGTTTTATGGAGAGAATGATAATACTAATAAAATTGTATATGCGAATATTGTAAGTAAAATAAATGATGCAACTTCTTCAACGGAAGATGGTGAATTAGAACTTCAAGTTAGAAATGATGGTGCGGTTGAACAAATTGCAACCGTAAAAACGGATGGTTTACATATTGCAAGTGGTAAAGCATTAAATTTTGCAGATGGAACATCCATGACAACTAAGCCTGGGGATGAATATGGTATTGCCCTAGACGGTCTTTTAGTTAAAAATCCAGATGGTAGTAGTGGTGGTATTTCGATTGATGGGATATTAACCAAAGCGGGTGCGAATGATGCAATAGGAAAGATTGGTAAGCTACTGGATGATACTTCACCAATGCTTGGTGGCACATTAGATTTAAACAACAATAATATATCTGGTACTGGTACGGTAACTGCAACAAGTTTTCACGGTGATGGATCAGCATTAACAGGGGTTGGAGTTGATCTCTCTGGTATTCAGGCAGACATTTTAAAATTAGCAATTAGTCAAGCGGTAGATGGTAATAGAGTTGCATTTAGTTTAAATGATTGTTTCATAGATGGCTTTGAAGATGATACAGGGATAGCTACTGAAACTACAGTTGATCGTGATGTAGATGATGAGTATGTTGCAAGTATCATACAGAGTTTGGTTGAAACTACAATAGCTGCTTCTGATTGGGGTGGGGGAACAAGTGGATATACTTTGACTACTGGTGGTGCAGATCAAACATCAAGTAATTATAGTATCTATACAACCAAAACCTTTTCGGGTGATTTTACTTTTCAAGCAGATAATAGTTGGACAGGCAATACAACTGGATTTGTTGGTATTTTTGATAACAATGAATTAGGTTCTTTTGGTAGTTACCCAAAAGATAGAGGTAACTTAGAAAATATGACGGTAAGTTATCATGCTGATTCATGGTATCCCGGCAGTAACGGAAATCAGGCTTATTATGGGGGGAGTACACAGGGTAGCACATATCCATCTGTTGCAAACGGCGAGACAATTAAGTTTGAAAGAGTTGGAACAACCATCAAACTTTATATAGGTGGCAACCTGAGACATACTTACGCATCTCACCCTTCAAGTGCTACTTTTAGAGGTGCAATAGCAGGACAAGATGCTAGTACGAATATGACAAATATTAAGTGGACAGAAACGCAAACAACTTGTAATAGTTCAACTGGTACTTTAGTTTCTGTTACACAAACTGCTTCATCAAGTAGAACTTCTGTTTCGGGAGTAATTGTGTACGAAGATGAAGCTGGCACAGCGACTTTAGGTTCTGATTTTAAAATTTACTTTACTGCTGATAATGGAAGTAACTGGACAGAAGCCAGTAGTTATGGAACTCCGACTACTTATACTGGAACTAAAAAAATAGTTTCTTTAGGAAATACAACCGTAACAAGCGGAACTCAAATAGCCGTTAAAGGAGTTTGGGCTAATCAATCAGTTGGTTCTAAAGTAACTCGACTTCATGGTTGGGCGATTAATTATTAAAGGATAAGAATTATGGCATCAACAATATGGAATCAAGACATTAACGCTGGTGAGAATTGGAACGCTGAGATTGTTCTTGCATTTTCTACTGGTGCGCCTCGTGATCTTACTGGACATACCTTAGCATCAGGAATAAAGAGACATTACAAATCCGTAGGACATAAAGAAACTATGGGTATAACAGTATTGGATGCGGTCAACGGAAAAATAAAATTTCATTTAACAAATGCACAAACTTCTAATTTAAAATCTGGAAAATATTTGTATGATGTAGAATTAACTAATGATGCAACAACAGAAAAAGAAAGAGTAATTGAAGGAACGATAACAGTTAGACCAGAGGTTACAATCACATGATTACGATAATAAGTAACACATCAGGTATTACTTTCTCATCACCTCAAGAAGGCGGTGTACAACTAGACCCTGAGCTTGATGAGACTACTTCAACACTTACTGCAGCTGAGACACCTATATCTGATATTAATATGGTTGACTTAGCAGACGTTAATCCTACTAGTTTAAATCATAATGACGTATTAGTTTTTGATGCTGTAAATGGTAAATTTAAACCTATTGATATAGATGAAATAAACAACAATGATGGTGGTACATTTTAAAAAGTTTTTCAAATGAGGTACATTTTAAACAATGACCAAAACAAAGCGAGTATATTGAATTTAATGTTGACAATGCGAGTAAATGACTAAACTCAATTATAATAAAAGTTAAAAAAGGAAACAATAATGGCTAATAACAGAATTCAAATTAAAAGGAATGACGGGCAAGCGACCCCTTCTGGATTGCTTGCTGGTGAACTTGCATGGTCTGATAATAACGCATCAACAGGCGGTGGTGGAGCAGCTGGTTATTTGTATATTGGTGATGTTCGCTCTGTAGCGAATGGTGGTACTGCTATACACAAAATCGGTGGCCCAGGTTGGGGTACAGAACTTCTAACCGACACAACTCTATTGGGAACTCCCCTGATAACAACTACGCCGGCAGCAGATGATAACTCTCTCAAAATTGCGAGTACAGCGTATGTTGATAGACAGGTTTCAAATGCAGCTCCTGCTATGAATGATATTTCTGATGCTACCGTAGCTTCAGAAACTGATGCAGATTTGCTCGTATGGAATGATAGTAATTCCGCATGGGAAAACAAAGCGTTGTCAGGACACGTTGCTATTACTGCAGCTGGTGTTGCAACGGTTTCTAATGTTGCAGATGGTATCGTAACTCTCGGAACAAAGACATCTGGTGCTTATGTTTCTACAGTTGCTGCTGGTGATAACATTACTATTACTGGTGCTGGTGGTGAAGGTTCTACACCAAGTATCGCATTGTCAAACAATGTAACAATCGCTGGTAACTTGACAGTTAGTGGTACAACTACAACAGTTGAATCATCAACCGTTTCTGTTTCTGATCCAGTATTCGTAGTTGGTGGAGATGTTATCAACGATACTACTGATCGTGGTATTTCTTTCAAATGGAATGATGACGATTCTACTGCAAATGCAGGCGCTGGTAATACCAAAGAAGGTTTCTTTGGATATGACAAAACAGATGGTAAATTCAAATATATCATGGATGCTAGTAACAGTTCTGAACAGTTTTCTGGCACATTGGGTGATGCTGCTTTCGGAGATATCGAAGGTACATTGACAACTGCTAGTCAACCAAACATTACTGGTGTTGGTACAATCGCAACTGGTGTGTGGAATGGTACTGCTATTCCTCAAACTCACGGTGGTACTGGTGGAGATTCTTCTAGTGCTTCTGGTGTTGCTGTTGTAACTACTGGTAACTGGACGTATGAATCTAATCTGGATGTTGGATTTGGTGGTACTGGTCTTTCTACCATCGAAGCAAATGCAATCGTTCTTGGTAACGGTGCAGGCAACATGACAGTTGTTTCATCTACAGGTAACAATGGTAAGGTTCTCCGAGTTGAATCTGGCGTACCTACATGGTCTGATACAATAGATGCTGGTACTTTCTAATCTTAGTATTTTGAAAGTTCTAAAAGCATTTTGAAACAGAGGGGGATGAGGCTTAGTCCTTATCCCCCTTTTTTTCTTTGTATAAATACATTTAAAGATAGGTGTAAAAATGGAATTCGACCAAACCGCAGAACTAATTGAAAAGTTAGGGATGCCGATTGTTGGTTTATTATTGGTAGGGTGGGGTTTCTGGAAAGTTGTTAAGTGGTTACAAGAATCTATGACAGGAAAAATAAGTTATCAAACCGATATACTTATACAACTTATAGATAGAATTCGTGTATTGCAAACAGACATTTTAAAATTAGATACTATGATAAGAACTCGCTATGGTTTGGATGCAGATGAAGAAAGAATCGCAAGAGCAGATGAAGTTAGAAGAAAAAATAAAAGAACTAAATAATAATTTTATATTAAGGAGTATGTGAAATGAATGAAGAAGCGAAAGTGGAAGAAGAAATAAGTGCAGAAGAGCAGGTAATCCAACTAACGGGCAAATTAAAATATGCACAAAAATTGATTACCAATTTACAAACAAAATTGAATGAACAACTTGGTATTATTATTCAGCTTGAAGCAAAACTTCAACTTGCTGAAGAAGATCATCAAGGAATTACCAAACAGCTGGAAGAATATGGCCTTAATGCACAGAAGGGCGTAGCTGCAAAAAAATAAAGGAATAAATTACTATGGCTAGTGTAACCTCAAGACAAGGACTGATAGATTATTGTTTACGAAGATTGGGTCAGCCCGTTGTTGAAATCAATGTGGATGAAGATCAATTAGAAGAAAGAATTGATGACGCTATTGCCTTTTTCCAAGAATATCATTTTGACGGAGTAGAAAAGGTATTTAACAAGCACGTATTAACGCAATCTAACATAGATAATGAATATGTTAGTATTGATAATACAGTTATTAGTGTAGTTAGAGTTTTGCCAGTTCCTAGTTTTGATTCATTTCAAGGTGGTTTCTTCAATGAAGAATATCAAATGCGTTTAAATGATTTGAATAATTTTTCTGGTTCATCTTTAATTCAATGGAGTATGAAGTTAAGAAATTTCGCTCAAATTGAACAATTATTTTCTATTGCACCACAAATGATGTTTAATAGAAAACAAGATAGACTTTACTTAGAAACTGATTGGGCGGATAAATTTAATGTTGGAAGTATTTTAATAGTTGAGGCGTATCGTGCTTTAAATGCTGAAACTTGGCCACAAGTATATAATGATTTATTCTTGAAACAGTATGCAACTGCTTTAATAAAAAGACAATGGGGAGAAAACATTAAGAAGTTTGCTGGTGTTGTATTACCAGGCGGTATTACTCTTGATGGTAAAACAATCTATGACGAAGCGGTAGAAGAAATAAGACTTATAGAAGAACAAATGAGTCTTAAATATGAACTTCCTATTGATGGATATATGGGTTAAGATATGCCAACTAATCAATATTTTCAGAATTTTAATTCCTTACCACAACAACAGTTAGTTGATGATATTGCTAAGGAAGTAATAAAAATAAATGGAACGGATGTACTTTATCTTCCTAGAAATTTAGTTAGAAGGGATGATGTTTTAAATGAAGCTCCTATTTCTGTTTTTGAAACAGCATTTGAAGTTGAAGCATATATTCAGAATACAGATGCTTTTTCTGGACAGGGAGATATTATTGGAAAGTTTGGTTTAAATGTCGAAGATGAAATAATATTTGTAGTACATAAAGAAAGATTCAAAGAAGAAACAAAATTAGTTTCACCTAAAGAGGGTGATTTAATTTATCTTTATATGTCTAAAAGTTTATTTCAAATTTCATTTGTTGAACATGAAAAACCATTTTATTCAATGGGAAAAAATCAAGTGTTTGAAATTACTTGTGAGAAGTTCACATACAGTAATGAAAAATTCCTGATACCAGCTGCACAGATGGGATCATTGTTTGATGGGTTTGAAAGAGAGTATGCAATTAAAACAGCATTAACATTAGCAGACGTTGAAGGTAATTATACAATAGGTGAAGTAGTATCACAAACAAGTCTAAGTACAACAGTAAGCGGTGTTGTATCATCATTCGATCCACTTACGCATAAAATTTATCTTTACAATGTGGTTGGTGGAGAATTTACTACTGGTGAAAATTTAATTGGTGCTAATAGTGCAACAACAAAAAATGTAATTGCTGTGAACGATCAAGAATTATCTGCTAAGGCAGATTCCTATGATGAGAATATTACTTTTGAAACAGAAGGTGATAACATATTAGACTTTAGTGAAATTGATCCGTGGGCTGAAGGAGACTTATAAATGTTTGGTAAACATTTTTATAATAAAAATATTAGAAATATCATTATTGTTTTTGGTACAATATTTAACGATATTACAATCGTAAGACAAAACCTCGCTGGTGGTGCAGATCAAAGATTTAAAGTACCTATTGCTTACGGGCCGACAGAAAAATGGTTAGCGAGAATAGATCAAAGAAGAATAGATGGTAAAGATAATTTGGCTATTACATTACCACGAATGTCATTTGAAATTACAGCGATGACATATGATACCCAAAGAAAATTACAAAAAACAAAAAGAATTAAAAAAGATATAGCTGCTGATAATACGAAATTGTTAACAGCATATACGCCTGTTCCATATACTTTCGATATTGAATTAAATGTAATGGTAAAGAATAGTGATGATGGTGCTCAGATACTTGAACAAATCATGCCATTCTTTACACCAGAATTTCATGTTACCATGAATGAAATGAGTAATTTGGATGTTAAAAGAGACATCCCAATTATTATGACTTCAATCGTTACTAGTGATAGTTACGAAGGTGATATGATAACAAGACGTGCTTTAATACATACCTTGAATTTTCAAGTTTTGGGTTTTGTTTATGGGCCAACATCTCAAGTAAGTTTGATAAGGGAAGTGGATGTTAATCTTGGAGCGCAGATACCAGACCCCGAAGAATTTGATAGAAATGTTGATATTAAACCTAATCCAGCAGATGCTGGGCCAGAAGATGATTTTGGATTTTCCACAACTATTAGTGATGTATAAAATGTATGAAGAAAGAGACTATACAAAAATTAAATGATGTCTTAGATATTGCTGATGATATTATTGATGTTGAAGAACCTACAGAAATTGTAAAGAAATCACCAACTGTAGATGTTAACACTACAGACTTAACTGCTGATTATCAATTTTCAAGAGATCAATATCAAACATTAATTGAAAAAGGTAATGACGCCCTTGAAGAACTCTTAACGATTGCAAAAGAGGGTGAACAACCTAGAGCATTTGAAGTTGCGACTCAATTAATAAATTCATTAACAGCAACAACTAAAGAACTTTTGCAGTTACAAAAAACAAAAGGAGAGATTGAAAAGAAGGATAAATCTGTTGCTAAAACAGAAAACAATCTTTTCATTGGAAGTACAAAAGAACTGCAAGAGTTGTTAGAACAAAAGAAAAAATAATATGGCAGATGATAATTCTTATTTAGGTAATAACCTTTTAAAAGGTTTGAACGTACCGCATAAGTTTACTAAAAAAGAAGTAGAGGAATATGTTAAGTGCCACGATGATCCTATCTACTTTTTGGAAAACTATGTCAAAATTGTCCACGTTGACGAAGGACTTGTACCTTTTAAGATGTACCCCTTTCAAAGAAATTTGGTTGAAGCAATAATTGAAAACAGAAATGTTATCGTAAAAACTGGTAGGCAGGTTGGTAAAACAACTACAACTATTGGTTGGTTATTACATTATATTCTTTTTAATAAAGAAAAAATTGTAGGTATTCTTGCGAATAAAGCTATCACCGCTCGAGAAATTCTTAGTCGAGTTCAAACATCCTATCAACATCTCCCCAAGTTTCTCCAACAAGGATTAAGAGAATGGAATAAAGGTTCTATGGAACTTGAGAACGGAAGTAAGGTTATTGCTTCTTCTACATCCTCAAGTGCAATTCGTGGATTTTCATTTTCTTGTATTCTCTTAGATGAGTTTGCCCATGTTCAAAGACATATTGCAAATGAGTTTATTCGTTCAGTTTATCCTACGATTTCATCTGGTAAAGAAACGAAAGTTATTATAGTATCTACTCCAAACGGATTTAATTTGTTTTACAAGTTCTGGAATGATGCTGAAAACAAAAATAATACATTTTATCCATTCAAGGTACATTGGTCTAATGTGCCAGGCAGAGATGATGCTTGGTATAAACGAACTGTCTCAACTATTGGTGAGGATTCTTTCAGACAAGAGTACGAAGCAGAGTTTTTGGGCTCTACGAATACTCTGATTTCGACTGAAAAATTACAAGAAATGTCTTACAATGATCCGATCTTTTCTAGAGAAGGATTGGATGTCCATGAAGAACCCAAAGAAGGACACAGTTATACTATTACAGTTGACGTGGCAAGGGGGCAGGGAAACGATTATTCGGCCTTCTCGGTTTTCGATACTACTGAAATTCCGTACAAAATAGTTGCAAAATACCGCAATAACACAGTGGCACCCCTACACTTTCCCAATATTATAAATACTATAGGTAAGAGATATAATTATGCGTATATTTTAGTAGAAATAAATGACATTGGATCACAAGTTGCTGACGTGCTTCACCATGATTTAGAATATGAGCATCTATTTTCGACATCATGGTATGGTAGGCATGGACAGCAAATAAGTAGTGGTGCAAAGAAGGAATCTTCTTTTGGTGTTAGAACAACTAAATCTATGAAGAAAATAGGTTGTTCAAATTTAAAATCACTTATAGAAGAAAACAAACTTCTGTTTACTGATTATGATATCATATCAGAACTAACAACATTTATTGCTACTGGTGAAACCTATTCGGGAGAAGATGGAACAAATGATGATTTAGTAATTACAATGGTATTATTTGCATGGTTGGTAGATCAACAATATTTTAAAGATTTAGTTAATCAAAATATAAGAGATAATTTATACCAAAACAACTTAGCAAATTTAGAAGATCATCTAACGCCATTTGGAATTATTAATGATGGTTTAAATCAAGATAAATATGAAATAGACTCGGATGGTACAATTTGGGAAAAAGTATCTTAAAATAATTAAATTATGCATTTGATGAAAATATATTAATATAAAAAATGTAATTAATTGTAAAGGAGATTAAAATGCCATTTCAAGTATCGCCGGGAGTTAATATTTCCGAAACCGATTTAACTACGATTGTACCAAATGTTGCGACAAGTATTGGTGCAATGGCTGGATCTTTTCAATGGGGCCCAGTATTAGAAAGAACACAGATAACAACAGAAGGTGAATTGGTTAAAGTATTTGGAGAACCAAATGATAGCACCTTTAAAAGTTGGTATGTCGCATCTAATTATCTTTCATATTCTAACAACTTGCTTGTTGTTCGTAACGTACTTGATAGTGCAAGGAATGCTACAGTTGGTTCAGTTGGAACTCCAATCCTTGTAGAGAACGCTACAGAGTATGATGCAAAAACATTTACCAATCAAATGTTTGTTGCTAAGTATCCAGGCTTACTTGGAAATAGTTTGAAAGTTCATGCTATTGATAGTGTAGCGTGGACTAACGCAGTTGCTGCTGGTGCAGAAACAACTCTGCGAAATTTATTCAGATCAAACTTTGATCGTGCCCCTGGCACATCTCAAGACGTTGCTAACTCTGGTGGTGCAAATGATGAAATGCACATTTTAGTTATTGACGAAGATGGTTTATGGACAGGAACTCCAGGCGAAGTTCTGGAAACACACGCTTATGTAAGTAAAGCATCTGATGCAAAACGTGTTGATGGTTCATCCAACTATGTTAAAAATGTTTTGCGTAACGAATCTGCATATGTTTGGTTGGGATTACCTGCTGAATTAACTGCTGATTCAGTTGCAGCTGGTGCAGACGCTGGTTCAGATAAAACAAGTACATTTAAAAACTTTGATAGTGCAACTGATGGTGAAAAAATGCCAGGCGGTTCACTTGCTGGTGCTGTTGATGGTGATACAATTACAGATGGTGAATATCAAACTGCTTATGATCTGTATAAAGAACCACAAGTAGTTGACTTCAATTTGATTATGCAAGGAGCGGGTAGTACAACTGTTGGTGCATATATCAATGACAACATCGCTGAAACACGAAAAGATTGTGTCGCTCTACTTTCTCCTAATCAGTCATCCGTTGTTAATGCTGGTGCTAACCAACAACTGACTGCTTTGGAAACTGACAAAACAACTTTGAGTGCTTCAAGTTATGCTATCATGGATAGTGTATATAAATATCAGTACGACAAGTATAATGATGTTTTCCGTTTTGTTCCAATGAACGGTGATATGGCTGGTTTATGTGCAAGAACAGATTTTACGCATGATTCATGGTGGAGTCCTGCTGGTTTAACAAGAGGTGTTATTAAGAATGTTGTAAAACTTTCTTGGGAGCCTTCAAAAGCAGATCGTGATAAAATGTATCAGTTGGGAATCAACCCAATTATTACTCAAAGAGGTAGTGGTGTAGTTCTTTGGGGAGATAAAACGTGTCAAACAATTCCGAGTGCATTTGATCGAATCAATGTACGAAGATTGTTTATCATTCTTGAGAAAGCAATTAGTATTGTTGCAAAATCTATGTTGTTTGAATTCAATGACGAGTTTACTCGCTCACAATTCATCAACCTTGTTTCTCCATTTTTGAGAGAAGTTCAAGGACGTAGAGGTATTACAGACTTCAAAGTAGTTTGTGATTCATCTAATAATACAGGACAAATAGTTGACTCTAATCAGTTTGTTGGTGATATTTTTGTCAAACCGACACGATCAATTAACTATATCCAGTTGAACTTTATTGCCGCTCGATCAGATGTATCTTTTACAGAAATCGGTGGTTAAGTCTTATAAATATACGAAAATAAAGGAGTAATAAAAAATGGCAACAATATCAGATTTTAAGAATAACTTTAGAGGTGGTGTTCGACCAAACTTATTTCAAGTTGTAATCACTGCTCCAATATTTGGGTCAATGAACTTGGAATTTCTTGGAAAAACCACAAGTCTCCCTTCTTCTACTGTAGCTCAGTTTCCAGTAGATTATCGTGGACGACAACTAAAAGTTCCAGGCGATAGAACTTTCGCTGATTGGGCGGTTACAATTTTGAACGATCCCGAATGGGAAAATCGAACAAAGATTGAACAATGGATGAACGCTATTACAGCACACTCCCAAAATCTTAGTACAATTTCAAATGCTAATATTTATGGTAGTGCAGCTGTTTCTCAATTAAGTCGAGAAGGAAATGTATTGCGTACATATCGTATGCTAGACATTTTCCCTGTTGAATGTGCGGCTATTGAGTTGGGTATGGGTTCTAATGATACGGTTGAAGAATTCGCCGTAACATTTGCAGTTAACAACTACACCATTGATGGAAATGGCCCAGACGGTAGTGCTACTGGTCTTGGTATTGATATTTCTCTGAATGGTAGAACTAATATCGGTGGTTTATCAATTAATATCTAATTGATAGAGGGGGGAATTTTCCCCCCTTTACTTTCATAATGAAAAGAGGATACTTTTATGGCATTTGAATTATTTGGATTCACGTTTGATAAAAAAAAGAAAGATACTGGAAGTTTTATAACTCCGCAAAAAGATGATGGAGCCCTTACTTATATAGAGGGTGGCGGATTTGTAGGAACATATCTCAATACGGATGTTGATGCAAAAGATGAAAATCTTTTAATTCAAAAATATCGTGAGATGGCTATGACTCAAGAAGTTGATCTTGCATTAACTGACGTTGTTAATGAAGCTGTTTTACACGGCGGAGATCATGGTAGAGATGCGGTTGCAATTTCTTTAGAGAATTTAGATTTAAGCGAATCTATAAAAACAAAAATTTCTACGGAATTTCAATCAGTTCTAAAGTTATTAGACTTCAATCATAATGGTTCTGATCTTTTTAGAAAATGGTATGTTGATGGAAAACTTTATCATCATATTATTATTGATGACGAAAATCCAAGAAAGGGAATTAAGCATTTAGTTCCTGTTGATGCATTAGATATCAAAAAAGTTCGTGAGATTCAAAAAGAAAAAGACCCTGTAACAAATATTGAATTTATCACAAACATAGAAGAATATTTTATTTACAAACCAGATCAGTTGTCTGGACAGTTTTATCCTCATGGAAGATATCAAGAGGAAATAAAAGTTTCTGCTGATTCAATTTCCTATGTTCATTCTGGAATGATTGATTCTCAGAAACAAGTTGTTATAGGTTATCTATATAAGTCAATTAAACCTTATAACCAATTAAGGATGATTGAGGATTCTCTTGTTATCTATCGCTTGGCAAGAGCACCAGAACGAAGAATTTTTTATATAGATGTTGGTAACTTGCCGAAATTAAAAGCAGAACAATACTTACGTTCTGTTATGGACAAGTATAAACAAAAGGTTGTTTATAACGCAACTACTGGTGAAGTAGAAGATCAGAAAAAGCAGATGTCAATGCTAGAAGATTTCTGGTTGCCACGAAGGGAAGGCGGTAGAGGTACAGAGATTAATACCTTACCTAGTGGACAGAATCTTGGTGAGATCGAAGATATAGAATATTTTAGAAAGAAACTATATCAAGCATTGAATGTTCCTATCTCTAGAATAGAGGGAACGGAACAAACTGCATTTAATCTTGGAAGAACATCCGAGATTAATAGAGATGAAATTAAGTTTTCAAAATTTATTACGAAAATACGATATAAATTTTCATCTTTATTTTCAGAATTATTGCGAGTGCAACTTCTTCTTAAAGGAATTATTAGTGAAGATGATTGGCACCAGATTAAAGACGGATTAGATTATATATGGACTAAAGATTCACACTATGTTGAATTAAAAGAGAATGAAATTTATAGAGAAAGATTTGAAATTCTCCAGCAAATGGATGAATATATTGGAAAATATATTTCTAATGAATGGGTAAGAAAGAGTGTTTTACGACAATCAGAACAAGATATAAAAGATATTGATGCCCAGATTGCGAAAGAAAAACCAGAAGAAGAAGAAACTGATTCTGGTGATGATGATGAATTTTAATCCATAATTAAATATGAAAATTTCTAAATCCAGTTTTATTGAAAATTATAAGAAGAAGGTTTCTGACTTGCCTGAAAAGGAAAGGATACAGGAAGCAATTTATTTTGCGTTTGATTTAACAGATCAATATGGTATCGTTAGAATTAATAAGGCGATTGCAGAATCCGCAATTAAGTTTAATATCAACGAAGATATACTTAGAGAAAAAATTAACGACTCTGATTTTATTTTAAATGAAAGGAAAGCGAAATGAGTGATGCAGATACAAGATCAACTAATGTTAGTTTTATAAAACAAATTGTAGATAAAAAATTTAGTAAATCAAATGTTACATTAGCCGATATGATGAAAAATAAGGCGATGTCAGTTATTGATGATTTCAAAAATTCGTTTAAGTATGTTCCTAATGCTAGTTCACCAACAACAGAACCTAAAGGTGAGACAAGTACGGAAACAGAAACAGATAATACCACAGGATAATAAAATGGATGAAGCACTAACAATCTCTCAGAGATTGAAACGATCTAGAATAATGAAAATGAAGTCTGGTATTATTAAAAGAAAACGTGAGATCGCTTTAAACAAAAGAGCAAGTCCTGAGAAAATATTTAACAGAGCGATGAAAAAGGCTCGTGATATTCTTAGAAAAAAACATACAGCTGGTAAAAGTGCAAAAGACTTATCTATGTCTCAAAAAGAAAAAGTTGAAAAGTTGTTAAGCAAGAAGAAAGGTATAATTAAAAAAATTGCTAAAAAATTATTTCCTAAAATGAAGTCTGCTGAAGGGGAGAGATTAAAAGCACGAAGGGCGAAAAAGGGAGAGAAATAAATGAAACTAATAACAGAACATACCAGCGAAGTTGAATATATTGTTGAAGGTAAAGATAAACAACAATATATTAAAGGTATCTTTATGCAATCTGATATTAAGAATCAGAATGGTAGAGTTTATCCATATCCAGTTCTTAAAAAGCAGGTAAAGAAATTTAATGAGAACTTTGTAAAACAAGATAGAGCGTTGGGAGAGTTAGGACATCCAGACGGCCCAACCGTTAATCTTGATAGGGTTTCTCATATAATAACAGAATTAAAAGAAGATGGAAAAAATTTCATTGGAAAAGCAAAGATAATCGATACACCGAATGGAAAGATTGTAAAAAATCTTCTTGAATCAGGTGTTCGTTTGGGAGTGAGTTCTAGAGGTCTTGGTTCAGTTAAGACAAATAAAGATGGTGTGAATGAAGTTCAAGATGACTTTGTTCTTTCTACTGTTGATATTGTTTCTGACCCAAGTGCCCCTGACGCATTTGTTAATGGCATTATGGAAGGTAGAGAATTTAGTCTCACAGGAGAACTTGAGTATGATATTCGTAAAGAGATTAAGAGTACAATATCCAAAAGACTAGATGAAAAGAAGATAAAACTATTTCAAAGTTTTATGAAAAAATTACAATCTTAATTAGATATTTAAAAGGAGTAGTTAAAAATGGCTAAACAAAATGGACAAACTGATGCAGAGATGATGGAAGATAGTGAGATCGAAAAAAAGATAAACGAAAAAGTAAAAGATTCTAACAAAGAAGCTGGACTTCCTGAGATCGATCCAGATACAGGTCGAGATGAATCAGAGGAAGATGGAGAAGAAGGAACATCTAAAGCTTCCGAACCTAAAACTTCTAAGTCTCACGCATCTGCAAAAGCAGAAGGTAAAAAAGTGAAAAAAGAGATGGATGACGAAGAAGAAGATGAAGAAGAATGGGAAGAATCCAAGAAATCTAAAAAAGAGGAATTCCCCCCTGCTGATGACGAAGATGAAGATGAAGAAGATGAGGATGAAGAAGAAGCAGAGGAATCTAAGAAAGCTAAGAAAGAAGAAATCGAAATTAATGTAGATGAAGATGTAGCTGCATTGGTTGATGGTGAAGAACTTTCTGAAGAATTCAAAACTAAAGCTGCTACAATCTTTGAAGCCGCTGTTAAATCCAAAATTGCAAAAGTTCGCAAACAGATTCGTGAAGAATCTAAGAAAGAACTTAATGAGCGTGTTGAGACAATTCAAACAGAGATGTCTGAAAATGTTGATAAATACCTCAACTATGCAACTGAAGAATGGATGAAAGAAAACAAACTTGTCGTAGAACAAGGTGTTCGTAACGAAGTTACGGAGAGTTTTATTGCTGGATTGAAAAAATTGTTTGAGGAACATTATATTGACGTTCCCGAAGAAAAAGAAGATGTATTTGAAAGTCTAGTTGTTGAAGTTGCAGAACTTGAACAGAAATTAGACGAACAAACTGAGAAGCACATGGACACCGTGAAAGAGTTAAATACATATAAGGCTGCTTCTGTATTTAAGACCGTATCAGAAGGTATGGTTGACACAGACATTGAAAAACTAAAAGAATTGACAGAGGATGTTGATTACGATACTGATGCTAAGTATGCGGAAAAACTGAACACTATCAAGAATAGTTATTTCAAATCTGACAAGAAAGAAGTTGTGGACAATAAGAAAGCAACTGCTGGCACTAACAACCCTGTTGTAGATGGAACTGGTGATAGTCGTATGGATAGTGTTATGAGTGCAATTTCTAATTTGTCAAAAAAACAATAATAATGGATTGACTGAATTTTAACATTAATTAATTAAACAAAATTATTTACAAGGAGTACAATTATGTATTTATCAGAAGATATTTCGGATAAGTGGAAGCCGGTAATGGAACACGGCGATCTTCCCGAAGTTAAAGATTCATATCGCAGAGATGTTACTTTGCGTTTGTTGGAAAACCAAGAGAACTTCTTAAAAGAAGCAGCACCCACTAATTCTACTGGTGGGAGCGTAGATAACTGGGATCCAATTTTAATTAGTCTTGTAAGACGTGCTATGCCTCAAATGATTGCATATGACGTTGCAGGCGTTCAACCTATGACTGGGCCAACTGGTTTGATTTTCGCTATGAAATCAAAATACAATGCTCAGACAGGTGGATCAGGTGGAGTTGCTGGTGGTGAGAGTGTTGAAGCGTTCGGTGCAGCTGGTACAGGTGCAGACGAAGCAGATACTCAACATTCTGGTACTGGTACACATACCACAACCGACAATACCAATAATCCTTTTGGTGGCACATGGAATTATGGTACTGGTATGGCAACAGCTGACGCTGAAGATTTAGGCGCTGGTGGAACTTTTGGCGAGATGGCTTTCACAATCGACAAAACTTCCGTAACCGCTAAATCACGTGCTCTTAAAGCTGAGTACTCTACGGAGTTGGCTCAAGACTTGAAAGCAGTACATGGTTTGGATGCAGAAACAGAATTGGCGAATATTCTTTCTACGGAAATCTTGCAAGAGATTAACCGTGAAGTTATCCGTACAATTTATGTAACTGCTAACGACGGTGCTTCTACAACTACATCAGCAGGTACATTCGATCTTGACCTTGATAGTTCTGGTCGTTGGTCTGTTGAAAAATTCAAAGGTTTGATGTTCCAAATCGAGCGTGATCGAAATGAAATCGGTCATAACACTCGCCGAGGAAAAGGTAACTTTATGATCTGTTCCGCTGACGTTGCTTCTGCTATGTCAATGGGTGGTATGTTGGAATCAGGTCATGCGTTGAATGTAGATGATACAATGTCAACTTATGCTGGTATGATGAACGGCATGAAAGTTTATGTTGATCCTTACTACACATCAAACGCTGGTCAATTCTATGTAGTTGGTTATAAGGGTGCAAGTCCTTATGATGCTGGTCTTTTCTACTGTCCTTACGTTCCTCTACAGATGGTACGTGCTATGGGTGAAAACACATTCCAACCAAAAATCGGATTTAAGACACGCTACGGCATGATTAAGAATCCTTTTGTTGGTGATGGTTCTCAAACCATGACAGCAGACGAAAACCAATATTACAGAAAAGTTAAAGTCAATAACCTACTGTAATTTTAGTTTGGTTTAAATCAAGAGGGGTAAGGGTTTTGCCCTTACCCCTTTTTTTTATGGAGTCTATTTATGTATGAATACCGAGCTCGTGTTAAACGGATTATCGATGGCGATACTATTAGGTGTGATATTGATTTGGGGTTTGATTTGTTTCTTGCTAATCAAACTATACGATTACATGGCATAGATGCACCAGAGTCAAGGACGAAAGATAAAGAAGAAAAGTATTACGGAAACCTCGCAAAAGAGTTTTTAAATGATTATTGCCCTAAAGGTAGTGAAATAAAAATAAGAACTATTAAAGATGGAAAAGGAAAGTTTGGTAGAATATTAGGTGATATTATAATGAACGGAGTTTCATTAAATGAACAAATGGTTGAAGAAAACCTTGCCGTATTCTATGACGGGCAATCTAAAGAAGATATACAGAAAGAACATCAAGTTAACAGAGTAGCATTAAATAGAAAAGGTTATAAATATATAACATAGTTCCTTACATTGACTATTTTTTCATGGTAGGCTTTGCTTGTCAGCTTGGTCAATAGTATAAATAGATTTAATACACTTAACATAAAGCAATTAATAATATGCCATTTAATACACCAACTGAAATAAATTATCTTAATCCAGTATCTTTTGAAACTAGTTTTCTAAGATTACCTGATGTTAGTTTTATGACTCAAGAAGTAACAATTCCTAGTGTAGCATTAGGTATAACTTCTTATGCTTCTTTCTTTAGTGATTTACCTATCGAAGGCGATAAAATTAACTTTGAACAATTAAGTATTTCTTTTATAGTAGCAGAAGATTTATCTAATTATCTTGAAATATATAACTGGTTGTTAGCAATCGGATTTCCAGAAGATTTTGACCAATTTAAATTAAAAGAATCTATTGTTTCCACAGCATCAGGCACAGGCCTTGATACGCTTAAATCCGATATGTCTATTATAGTGAATACTAACAAATCAAATCCAAATTACGAAATCGTATTTCGTGATTCATTTCCTGTATCTCTATCCAGTATCTCATTCCAAGCAAATGCTGCCGCTATAGAACCGATTATAGTTACTGCAAATTTCGCATATGCAGGGCAGTTCCAGATTAAAAAACTTACCTAAACTAATTCCTTGTATATGAATTAATCCTTTGTTATACTTATATTATGAATATTAATGATATCAAAGAAATGATTACGGAAGATTCTATCTTTTTTAAAGATGAGGCTAATATAGATATCGCATCTTTATCCGTGCCCGAGATGAGCGGAAAATACCATCAATTAATCGCTGACGAAACTATGGGTTTGCGATTACTTAAAAAAGATTATGATGTTCTTTATAAAGAAAGATGGTTATTTTATTCTGGAAAAGCAGACCCCGAAGAATACGAAAAAGAAGAATTTGATTTAAAAATTCTTAAATCAGATATTGACAAATTTTTAAATTCAGATGAAGCGTTAAATAAATTAAAAGATAAGATTACGTTACAAGAAATCAAGATTAACTTGCTAACAGATTTTACTAAATCTATTACGTCAGCATCTTTTAATATTGGTAATGCAATTAAATGGAAGAAGTTTTTATCTGGTGAACTTGGATGATTGTTGTTGGTAAAGTTAATGAATCTTTCTTACAGATTTCTTGTGAGAGACATATCGCATATGAGCTTAATGAATACTTTAGTTTTAAAGTACCTAATGCTCAATTCCATCCTAAGTTTAAAGCGAAATTGTGGGATGGTAAGATACGTTTATTTAATATCAATACAGGAAAGATGTATCTAGGTTTATATCCTTATCTTAAAGAGTGGGCATCTAAACATAGTTACGAAATAAAAACAGATATAATAGAAGTAAAAGGTCATAAGATTGATTATGATAACTGCAAGAAGTATATGGAATCATTAATGCCTCTTGTTAAGGGAAAGAAGATTATACCAAGAGATTATCAAGTTGAATCTTTTGTTGAGTGTATTAAACAAGAAAGAGCGTTGTTACTTTCCCCGACATCATCTGGAAAGAGTTTAGTTATCTATTCTTTAATAAGATGGCATCAACAATTTCTAGAGAGGGATAAGATTTTAATTCTTGTACCTACTACAAATCTTGTTACGCAAATGTACAATGATTTTAAAGATTATTCTTCAAAATTAAAAGATTGGAATGTTGAAGAACAATGTCATGTAATTTATTCGGGTAAAGTAAAGGATTCAGAGAAACAGATATATATAAGCACATGGCAGTCGTTGTATCGATTAGGTGCTCCATACTTCCGCAAATTCGGAATGGTTGTAGGTGATGAAGCTCACCTATGTAATGCCCAAAGTCTTAAAGGTATTCTGGAAAAGATGATTAACACCAGATATCGTTTCGGAACTACTGGAACAATTACCGATTCTAAGACACATAAATTAGTATTAGAAGGTTTGTTTGGTAAAACATATACAGCGGTTACTTCAAAGAAATTGATGGAAGATAAACATATATCTGATTTACGGATTGATTGTTTAGTATTAAAATATAATGATGCAGAAAGAAAACAATTAGCAAGAGCTTCTTATAAAGAAGAAATTGATTTTGTTGTACAACATAAATTAAGAAATCAGTTTATCCGTGATCTTGCTTTACTTAGAAAAGGTAACGTGTTAATTCTTTTTAATTATGTTGAGAAACATGGTAAAGTATTACATAAGATGTTGCAACAAAAAAATAGTAAAGATAGAAATATCTTTTTTATAGCAGGTGAAACGTCTGTTGAAGATAGAGAGAAAATTCGTAGTTTAGCTGAAGTTGAGAATTCCATAATAGTCGCTTCGTCTGGTGTATTATCAACTGGTGTGAATATCAAGAATTTGCAGACTTTAATTTTTGCTCATCCTTATAAAGCGAAGATAAGAAATCTTCAATCAATAGGTAGGGTATTAAGATTAGATGATAAAGATAATAAAGCAATTCTGTTTGATATTGTTGATGATCTTTCATGGAAAGCACACCAAAATTATGGTGTTAAACATTGGAAAGAACGTGTTAACACTTATCTAGCAGAACAATTTGACTATATATGTAAGGAAATCACTTTATGAGGAAAAAAAATGGGCAAGACATTTAAGAAATTTGTTAAGAATCGTTTTGAGAAAAAGAAGTTTAATCGTTACAAAAACAGAAAACGTAAATTTATGGAAGGGGTTAATGATGGACAAGAGGAACTGGACGAGGATGGCGAAGTGCGACAGGTGCAAAAAGAAAACGACACAAGAGAATCGGAGTGAGGGATTTGCTGGAAAAGTCTATTACGAAGATTGGTATTGTTTAGATTGTGATTGTATTATGTTAGAGAAAAAAAGAGGC